ATAGGTTGTAGCTTTTCATCTCTACATTGCCAAATTTCATTAATTTGATTAATAACAAGCTGAGAATCAGAATTAACAACTGCCGTTAGTTGTTCATCTTTTGGCAGTTTAATAAGCCATAATAAAGCAGCCAAGATAGCTTTCATTTCTCCAATATTGTTTGTTGTATTAGGATCGTCTTTATTGATAATATCAGCTTCTTGATGTACTATTTTTTTATTTAACTTAACAATAAAAGCATAAGTTAAAATACCACCAGGATTTTTAGGTTCTATTGCAGAGTCAGTATTTATAATATACATTGTAGACTCTTTATTCCTCAAATAGTCAGACCACGGTGCCCACCAACGGTGTCGATAACCGTCTTCACTACGATACTCTCGTCTACGACTTGGGCAATCCCACTGCCCCCCCTAATAATCTCGGAGTTCCATTAGGATTATCTTCTCTAATCCATCCAGCTGCACGCAGGCTTATTCCTGATTCGTCCGCATGGGTATAAGTGAATAGATCTCTTGCTCCCATTGATTTTGCAGCTCGTGAAGAAGCTCCGTAGAGCATAGAACATCCATTCTTTTTATTTTCCATTACAGCTACACGAGTTACTTCAAGCCGATATGTTTTATCTTGTAACATCCTCGCCTGTGGTCGACCAATTGTAGCACAACCAATAAGTATTTTATTTTCTTCAAGTGCAATAGCCCACATACAACCAATAAGTTTAGGAAGTCTCCGATGTGTATTTTTTATAAATTCAAGTGCTAACTTAATTATAAGAGGCGCTATATTCATTTAATTTAATAAAGTTAATATTAGTATTTACTTATTGCTTTTAACCAAAAGCAAACATAGGCACTTTTCTTAAACGTTCTAAGGCTATGTTACAGTAATTTAGACAATGTATGGAATGGGGGTCTAAACCAAGATTTCTCCATTCCATTTTGAATTGGCCTGTGTCTTCATTAATTATTTTTTTATTTCTAAAAATCTTCGTACAATGAAGATAAAAATGAGTTTTGAAAATATAAAGTGGTTCAAAGTAGCCTGTTTCTAGTGAACGGCAAACTTGAATTAATCTTTCTGGAATAGGCCATTCAAAGTTTCGATTCGCTATTTCGCTTAAGGCATAGTCAATTGTCAAGTATCGACTTAAAAAGCAAGTATATTTAAATTTAATTCTTGGTCCACCTTTTTTAACTAAAACTTTATACTTTGTGCGATCCATCCATTGGACCATTTCTTTTTGTTGTTCAATATAATAAGAAAGAAAAACTCTCTTTGGAAATGCTTGAGCAAAATCAATAGCCTCATTAGCATTAGGCATTGCATCAACAATACACAAATCTACATCATACTCTTTCATTAATTGATATAATCTTTTAAATGGGGTAATTCTTTTTCCATTTTCCATATAAATACTATTCATTGAATCTACAATTTCATAATGTATAACTCTTTTTTTATTTGAGGTTCTTTGAGCGATTACTATATAGTTTAAACCGCTCATTTGATCTACGCCCATAGCGGTTTGATACTTCTTTTTTTCTGCATTACCCCAGATTAAATCTGAATTTTCACAAGCAGCCAAGTCATCTAAAGTTACTGGAACGTTTTCTTCATCAAGATAAGGTTTTCCAAGCTTAGCATTATAGAATTCTTTAATATTTGTGGTTGTTGTATATGCCCGCCAAATTTCTGCTGGAGAAGTAAATCTAGAAAGAAGTTGGTGAATATGGTAACTAGAAATTTCTGCATCAGGATTGTGGGCTATAAAGCAACCTTCTTGTGGATCGTTAATTCGTTTTTTGCAGCGAGGACATTCAATATAAATCTCTTTTTGTGTAATTGCCATACATTCAGGAAATACTTCGCTAAGATCTACATTGTCTGAGCAATTGCACTTTGTATACCAATGATTTTGCGTACCCAATAAAAATCGTGCGTGTATATCACAAGCAGGGGCACCTGCTGTTGATACTTGAATAACGTATTTATGGCTGCTGTGGCTAACTCTTTCACGAGCTTGATCTATATCGGCCGCATTCAAAAGACGTACTTCATCAAAAGCAATCATATCAAATGGTGTTGAATCTTTAGAAGCTACACCACCAAGATGTCTAAGATAAAGAGAACTTTGATTACCTATTTTTTTATATCCTAAATTATCTGTTTCAATTACAGCTTCCTTGAGTTCATCATTACTTGCTATAAGCGGTGTAAGGCGATCTTTGGATAGAAGATTAACGCCTTCTTGGGTAGGAAAGAAAAGACAAGCTTTGGTTCCTTGATTTTGTTTAGCAAACCAGAGAAGTTTAAGTAAAAGCCAAATAGTAGCTCCCATTTGCGCAGATTTCATTAATACAATTTCTTTAGAGCGATCTACATAAAGTGGAACAATATATTGATGATTTTGAAAATCTATTGGCCTATGATCTACTTTAATCCCAGAAGTAACTACCCAAAAAGCAAGATTAGTTCTTCGTAGCGCATCTAATTCATAATCTTTAACGTTTTTGGGATCTATATTAGAAATACCTTCTGTATTGTTTCTTTGTTGTGGAGGAACAATCCCTTTAAACTCATCATCGAAAAAAATTGAACTATTTTCTTCAGTCTCTAAAGATAAAACAGGTTTGCGCTTAGATTGACGTAAAATTGGTGTTCTATTTACTGTTGTAATCGGAGTTCTAGCCATTTTAAATTTCTACTTTTTAAGTTCATTATTCTTGCACTCACAATGAAGCATGGGTTTTTTGCATTGCGAACAAATTGGAATTTGTGGTGGTTTTTCTTTTTTATTTTCCATTTTTTGTTCTCTATTTCCAGTTAATTGCAACATTCCATAGTAAGCAATTAAGGCAGCATCAGCTCGCCCATCAAGAGAAGCTATTTTTCCTTTTGGTTTAGTTAACGGCAGTCTAGGAAATAGTCTTTGACACTGCATAATTGATCTAAATTTTGGATCTCCAGCAGGACAATCCTTTAAAACAAATTTTGTCCACGTTTTAGCATGAACAATGTTGTAAGAAAGTCCTAATCCAATACAAATTCCTTCCCAAAGCCCAAACCCTCTTCCTGTTTTAAATGTACTTGAAACACCTTGCTGAGGCATTGCATGAGCAGCTTCAATCCATATATTTAAATTAAATTCTTTGTCATATTTATTAACCACAGTTCGAATAATTCTACACATCTCCGTAGGAAGATAATCCATTTTTGATGAATTTTTTTTAATTTTTATTATTGGCGTATCAAAAAAATCTAAAATTTTAAAACTATTATCTAAAGCAACAACAGCTCCATAAATACCATTATCTATTCCGATTGTTAAAAATTTATGTTTCATTAATTATCTTGTTTTATCAATAATTTGTTTTAGCCTAAAAAGTGTATTAATATATCCCATTTTTTCCCCAACCGCAACCCAGGCACCTAATGTTTGTTTTCGTTCTTCTGTTGGGCAAATTGCTGACATCAAAATTTGTGGAATTGCCTGTTTTAATAAAGTATTTGTTTTATCTTTTGAGTATTCAAGAGAGGAAGCTTTTATTACTTTTGATACAGTTTTGGTGGAACACTTTATTTTTTTGGCTATTTTTTTAAATGATAATCCTGAATTCCTCAAGAGTACTATTCGTTTAACTAACTTTTGGTTACCTTTAATTCTATTTTTCTTCATTATCTACTCCAAGATCTTGTGAGAAACTTTTATTGCAATGAGGACAAATAATTTGCGCTTGTTTTCCCTTTTTGTACATAACCAGAGTAATAATTGATTTTTTAACTTGATTTATTTGGTCGTGAATTTCTATATGGGTTTTCATCCATTCTTGAAATTCCTTTAATTTAATTAATTGAGCAAATATTTCAAGATAACGTTGTTCTTTTTCTTTTTGTTCTTTCTTTTTGTTAAGAAAAAGTCTTCCAGAATCTACTTTTTTTACTATTTCTTTTTTAACTTTATCAAATCTAGTCATTTTACTTCTATTATTCTATTCTTTTTTACAACAGTAAGGACATTATCAAACATAGATTGCATAATTTCATTATGAGTAATTACAAATATAGAACCACAATTTTCTGTCATTTTAGCTAAGAGCATAAGTGTCTTTTCGATACCAGCTTGATCTATAGATTCAAATGGCTCATCCAAAAATTTTTGTGAAAAAGGATATCGAGACCTAAACGCAATTAAATCTGATAGTACAAAATTAATTGCTAAATCGGCCCTAGCTTTCTCTCCACCGCTATTCCCAATATACTCGGCAGCTCCGTTTTTATTAGTTACAATAACAGAAAAAAAATCCCTTGTTTCACCAGATTTTAATGTACTTTTTGTAGAGAATTCAATAGAAATTTCATTATCGGATAATTCTCTTATATATTCACTAGCTTTTTGATTCATAAATGGGGTAATTGACTCAAAAATAAAATTTTTTAATCCATGATGACTAAATCCATACTTCCAAAAAGTTATGTGATTTAATTCATAATTAATATTGGTAATTTTAGCTTTCCACGAACCAATTTTTTTCTTATAGATATTAATTTTTTTCTTAACTTCTTGAATAATTTTTTCGTAACTTGTATTATCATAAACTTTATTTGATATAAATATAGATCTTAATTTTTTATCTAAGCTGCTGAGATATTCTAACTTATTTTGATTAACTACTGATTCCTCTTTGTACTTCTTAAATCGTTTAATTTGTTCTTTTACTAATTCTTTTGTACTATAACAATATGAAGCATCTTTTTTGGATTTTAACCTCGAAGTGGATAAATTCTTTTCAGTTTCCTTTATCTTACTTGTTAACTCAATAAGTTTTGGTTCGTACTCATTTAATTGCTCCGAAATAGCCCAGGTACAACTATGGATGTGCGTATCCTGAATTGTTTGTTCACATGTTGGGCAAGTTTCTCCTTTTAAATTCTCAAGTCCATTTTTCTTGCTTAAAAGCCTATTAACTTCTATAGTTAAAGCAATTTGACTTGCTTTAATTTTTCCAAGACGTTCTATAAGAGATATTTCTCTTTTAGAATTAATCTCTATTTGATTTCTTTCTAAAGCATCAATTCTTTCTAATTTTTCTTCTAATTGGTTTATTTTTTCGTCTATATCTGATTTATAAACTTTTAAATTATCAAATATACTTTCTAACTCAATTTCATTAGTTACAATATCTTTTGCATATCCATATACAGATTTCTTATATTTTTTAACATTATTATCTTTTTCTATTAAATATCTTTCTAGATCTAAAATAGATGAATTAAAAATAATTTCATCAAGTTTATAATTATGTTCAATATCTTTAAGCTTATTAGAAAGCTCAAAATGTTGATTTTTAACAAGTTCATAAGCTTTAGAAAAAATATTTGTTTGAATAGATTGTTCTAGAACCTCCTTAAGCTCTTTATCTGCCATTTCGCTGAAGCGTTTAAAAGAACCTTGAGGCAACATAGGGCCTCGAATGAAAGTGTCAAAGTCTATACCAAGAATTGAATCTAAAAGGTCTTGAGTGGCTGCTGTAGTGTGTAAAGTAAGATTGTGTTCTTCATCCCAAACTTCTAAATTGTTTTTTCCAATAGAATGTTTTCTATAACGAATAACTTTTATGTCAGATTCTAGAAACAGTTGCACACAACAATCTTTATTAGTTTTATTATTAACTACCGCATCTCCAGATAATCCACGTACAGTTTTACCCCAACAGCACCAAACTATCGACTCAAATAAAGAAGACTTTCCACTTCCATTTGAATCCGCCGTTTCACTGTCGCGGTTCTCTCCAATAATAAGAACCAATCCTTGATTTTTTAGATTCCAAGTAATTGGATTGGTAATTCCAAGGAAATTTTCTATGATAACTTTTTCAAAAATCATAATGAAATCTTTAATTAATAATACGGTTTAAATATACTATTTATTTTTTCGATCGATACTTTTTTTACTATGACACTGACTGGTGACTGTCTTATTGCCGTCAATTGGTATTTTCGTAACATTAGATCTCACTACTAATGACATGGTTGGCCTCTTCTTCATTGGCGCATGCTGTGTGATCGCCTGATCGATACGGGAACCAATGGTGACGATTTCGGCGAGCGACGTGCGAAGTTCGCTTTCCAGGTAACTCCAACGCGAGTGTCCTCCCAATGCTCGCTTCAAGGGGTCTCTGTGTATTGCGGCCATCTCATCAAAGCGAATGTCTATTCTCCGAACGTGGAGATGAATGGCAACCACTTCTTCGGCGAGAGAATACTTCTGCAGCTCAGCGCGTAACCAACCACTCTTTGAACTCTCGTTGGAGCATTGAATCCAAAAGCAAACCTGGATTGGT